GATACAACTATTATTAATAATGAAACAATATTTATTATTCCACCTAAAGACAATACCCATAAACGAATGCATCTAAAAGATAGATAATAAAAAACCCCCGATTAAGGGGGTTCTCAGATTTAACTCTTAAGCTTCAGCTGCTAACTTAGCAAAATAACTCATAGTGTCATCATTGTCCGAATCAGCTCTTGCTACTGGATCTGCTGCTGTTGCAACAGGATCTGCATTATGAAAAGCTTCCTCACTACGATTATCTTGATCAACAGAAATGTCTTGATCGATGTGATCAATATCTGCACGATTAGTAATCTCTTCACCTAACACACGTGTCAACTTAAGATTAAGTTCACTATATGATTTGAATGAAGTAGGATCAGTAAACTCACTAAGAGCATACTGCTGGTTGTAGATAGCTTCTAGCGCTGCATCATCTGCATTAAGAGCTTCAGCCTTACCAAACTCAGAACGATCATAGTTACGGAATCCCGCTACTTGAGCAATCTTCATCTTGAAGTTACAACCTTTCCACATATCAAATGGATTAACAGGTGATTCATCTTCATACTTCGGTTGCATAGAGTCCATAAGTTTCTCAAAGATCTTAGCACCGTAAGTATATAAGAATACTTTACCGTTATTTTCTGGATTATCAGGATCCGAAACTACATAGATATTTGACACATAGTGAAGCCTACGCTTACGTCTACGAGCCATATCTTTATCAGCTTCAATACCAGTATTCCATAGTTTTGAATTCATTTCAGATACAGGATCGTCCTTCTGAATTGTAGTAAGTGATTTCTCAACATACCACTGACCAGTTGGTCCTTGGAAGAAGTGATCCCAATACTTTGCCCAAGGTAAGTCATCACCTTCGACTGTAGGTAAGAATCTAATAACAGCATAACCGTTACCAGCTTTATCTACACTTGGTTTCCACATACGGTCATCACCGAATGATTTCTTTTCTTTAGTGCTTCCGCCAGCACCTACTAATGCACTCATGTCATTAGCTTTATTTTTTAAGTCTGCAAAACTCATGGTCTATCTCCTTTAAAAGTTTATATTATTTTGTATCAGTATATATTATATCATAGTTATGATAAAAGTACATACCTTATTTAAAAATATCTACAATTATCTTTTTCATCTTCACGTCATCGAACCTTAAAAATGATTGATACTTAGATATCTTTTTGTATAAGTCGGGCCACAAGATGGTCTCTGTGATCTGCTTATTCGCTCTATCAATAAATCCTGTTAGCTTATTGATTATACACAATGTCTCAAGAGACACTGCTCCTTCAAGATGAAGCTGGATAATTCTTGGATATGTATCTTCTATCTCCAAGAGAGTATCAAACTTTACATCTGAAATTTCTTCTAACTCATTCCTAAATACATAAGACAAACTATCTATCTTCTTTAAGAATGCTGTATACGTATCCTCGTCACGTACCATATCACTACTATACTTATTACCTGCCACTTGATGTGCAGCAAAGTATAATGCAATGTCGTCCCGTGTCTTAAACCGTTTACCTATCTTTGTTAATTGAAACTTATCAGGTCTTCCCCAATAAGTCTTCTCAGTTACATTTGTTTTAAAATTATACTTAAAACAATCGTAAGTTCCATTGAAATGCAGGTTAACTGCGTTGTGAACTGTAAATGCTTCATATCCTGTCATTCTCATATAGGCAACACATAGGTTGGGTTCCCCCCTTGTAATAAGTTAAGTTCTTTTGCTTCGAACTCAATATGCTCTATAATCTCCTTAGAGATAAGTTTCTTACTGTCCCTAATGTCGATCTCGTTGTCCTCACACACTGTTATAACCGCATCAATGTAAGGGCAGTCTTTATGTGTTCGCACATATGTTTCAATGAGATTGGAAAACGTTTTCTTATTAATGTCTTCAGTCATTTCTGTATCCCATCTTTATCATACGCAGGAGATAGAGTCTTCCAATACATGGTCTTCTCTTCATTCTCACCATAGAAGTCTAATGACCATACACCTTCTCGTAGGTATGTCTCACAATGGTTCTTATAGATCCTTGCTGACTCATACTTGGCTTGAGCACCTCTCTCACCACGATGAATTGCTTGACGCAATGCAGATAGTTTCTCTTTAGTAGACTTAATATATAGCTTCACATTCACCATGGATAGACCATGATCTTCGTCTAATGCTAATACATTAGCTGCAATGTTCTTATAGGTTGTGGGCTTCTTCGCCGCTCTAGCCTTCGCTAAGTTAGCCGCAGCAGCTGCACGTTGCTCTTCACTCATCTTACGTCTTGCCATAATATATTCCTATTTTTTTAATTGATACATCTATTATAACATAGTATCCACCAAAGTACATACTAACCTTTATAAATTTTTTGTATATGTGTTTCGAATGCTTCTACCTTGTCAACTCTATTCGGCCATTTAATATATTCCCTTTCAGGATTAGCCTTAAGATTATTGAGTAGAGGTGTAATAGCATTATATAATGTATCTAGTTTGTCTTGTGCAGACGTACTAGTTGCTGTTGCTGATGCTAGTTCCTTCGAGACATCTAAATCTGCCTCGTCAACCAGCGTAAAGCCGAAATCGAAATCTGTTGCCATGTTACCCTTCCGTTAAAAGTTTTATACCCTTACACCAGTTTTCTGCTGCGTCTTCTACATAGCCTAATGCTTTATAAGGAAAATCCTCTCGCATAATTCTGTTACCATGTGGGTCTTTGTATGTGATTGAGAAGAATGAATGATCTCCATCCATTCCTGTTACTACTTGATATATCTTTGCTACACCACCATCTTGCTTATAGTGTTCGCTCATTAATTTTGTGTTGTTCATGATATCTCCAATAAAATAAAGTTGGGGACCGTCCAGAAGTTGGTCCCCAGGAGTTACACCGAGTAATCAGTGTTCTTTAAAATGCTAGCGTAGCCTTTAAAGTAGATACGCCATCGGCAGTACCTGTCTTTGTCCAATCAGCAGTCCAAATACCACGTGTTAAACTAAATCCTTTAGTTGTAACACCAGCACCTGTCTTACCCATAGTACCTTTAACAGTACCTAGACCAACTAACGCTTTTGATACAGAACCTTCGTTCGCTGTTGTACCATCTGCATTTGAATCATGATTAGCGCTAAGCGTTAATCCAGCAACAGTAGTTGCCATTGTTACGTCAATGTTATTTCCTGCAGTAACTTTGTTATATACAACTGTAGCAGTTACACCAGCAGCAGTATAAATCGCTGTGGTTTCTCTTGTTGTATTTGTAACATCAGTCATCGCAACTGAAATACCACCAAGTGTAGTGGATGCATCAATAGTAGTTGCACCGCCAGAGATCTGATTTAGACCAACTGTAACTGCACCTGCTTTCATTGTAACACCTAGAACAGTTGAATCTGGATCGTCACCAGATGAGTCACCAATCTTAAAAGTTAGTGGACCTGTTGTAGTTTCAACATACATGTCATCTACAGCAAAGTTTTCATCAAGAACTACCGTTACCGATGAGTTTCCTGATGTGCCTTTCATTGTAGTATGTATGTCTTGTGTATAAGCACCGTGTGAATCTAGTGTTCCCTCATACAAACCTGATAGGCTTATACCAGCAAACGTAGTCGCTGATAGTACCATTGCCGCCGTCGCGACCATTAGTTTTTTAAACATATTATTTCCTTTTTTATTTAAACAAAAAATCCTTTTTAGAGTAGGGATATAGACTACTAGGAGTTATTTATATATTTTTTATATAGTAACTCTTCTTTTTCGTAAGCTTCGACTTCGTCTAACTCACGGTTTTCGTGTAACTGTTGTACATGCACCATTTCGTGACATACTGTAATGATAGCTTCTTTGAAGCCAAGATGAGTGTCAATTTCAATATCGTATTCGTCGTCTTCGGCTGAATCTGTTGTCCAACCTTTTACATTATCTTCGTATATATCTTCTTGTTCAATCGATACAAGTATCTCTTCAGGAATATTTAATTCCCTTTTACAAAACAAGACTACATCTTCTAAAAACGCCATACGCTCTCCTACATCTATTTGTGACTCATACCACACGGTGGGTCTAACTCCTCTATTAACTCTTTAACGATAGCTTTACATTCCTGAGCGCTAGTACTTATGTCATACCTTTGATACCATTGCCCGCTCATTCCGATCTGCTGTAGCTTTGCTTCCAGCAGTTCTAACCGTTCTGTCGTCGACATGTTAGATCCTATAGTGATATAAGGTTATTTATACAATTTATTAACTGTAAAACTGCTCATATATCTCAGTTAAAGATTCTCCATTAGCAAGTGAATCACCATACCCATCTAGATAATCTGAATATTGTTTGACAACATCAAGATCACCCTTACAAGATTCTGGTAAAACCTGTGGGCTTTCAGCATTTGCATTAGCAAACCATCCAGCAACATAGAATCTATTCTTTGTTCTTAAATAAGTATCTCTACTTTCTTTACTAGCAATAACTGTACTCAT